GACGGTCGTGACCGAGATTGCCGGGGTATGAATCTTGGACGTTGCAGTGATCGTTGCAGCGATGAAGTTTGTCACGGAGAGTGACGGAGTATGGATCGAGGTGGCCGTGACTGTGCCTGCGGTGATGTTAGTCGCAGAGAGTGCCGGGGTATGTATGTTTGACGTGGCTGTTATGGTAGCAGCAATGATGTTTGTTGCGCTTAAAGCCGGAGTGTGTATGTTTGACGTGGCAGTTACCGTGGCACCGGTCAGGTTTGTTGCTGAGACAGTTCCAGCAATACCAAGGTTACCAGAGGCGTCTAGGTAGACAGATTTTCCGGCGGGGTAACCGCAGAAGACAACCTTGGTTCCTGCTCCCAGAGTGACCGCAGATCCGCTGTTGGAGGAAGCCAAGATAGTGTCACGGGAGAGTGTGGTGCCTGATGCTGTGTAAGTACCTAAGCCAACTTCCCAGTCACCAGTGCCTTCGTCTGTGATTACATAGTAAGTTGTATTGCTGTTACCGATTAAAGCAAATGTATCAAAGCCATCATAAGAACCACTGAGAGTAACGGTGCCGGTTCCGGTGGTTGTCGTTTTCTGCTTTACTCTGTCTTTGACAACAAGAGCCATGTCCGGGACTCCCTTTTACACTAGACGAATAATAGCTGTAGTGGCGGCGGCAACTGGGAATTGAATTGTGAAGGTGCCATTTTCTACTGATTTATTTCCACCAAAATCTAGGACAGCAACTGCTGAGTTTGACTTTGATGAGTTGTAGATTAGACCGCCTCTGGCAGTGAAGGTTGAGGAAGTCCATGCAGTATTGCTAACGTCAACAATTCCAACAGAACCATCTGTTGCAACTGTGACAATGCTTAAAGTGTTTCCGCCTGCCGAGTAACCGGTGCCGCTGACTTCTGCTGAAGTACTGTAGGTTGCGGTACCAGAGCTTAAGGACGCTGCGTCTGTGAATAAGGCGAGCTTGAAAGTGTTGGCATCAAAATCTTGATCACCTAGTAAAACTTGTCTTTTGAAAGAGATGCTCATTCCCTGTGAAATAGCCATGATTTAATCTTTACTCCTAATTCAAATGATGGTCACGGTGCCACACTGCACTGTGCCGGTGATGCTGCTTAATGATACCACTATGTTAAGATTTGACACAAACGTTGTCATTGAAGGATTCCATACACGGGGGTTAACAGAAACAGGTGCCTCATTGCGAGCGTCCCTGAGAATACGGGTTGGTCCGATACGGGGCGAATTATTCTGTGGATGGTTCTTGAGATCAAAAGCGCCATCGCTTTCTGAGAAATGTACGACCATTCCAGTGCCCTGTTCTTTCACCCGTTGATCATAGGGGAATCTGAAACCGGATCTGTCGCTGATGAACCATGGGGATTTTCTGAATGCCATGGTGGTTAAACGACCCTGAAACGTGGGATTGCACGGAAGGGGGCACGTTGCCTGTCTTCTTCCATGGCGTTATGTAGACATTCATCATAGACCTGCTTTAAGAAAGCGATCCTGTCTCCGGGTACACCGGGACGCTTGATTGACATGTAATAAGCCAAGCCGTAAATGAGGCACGGTAGAAAACGGAAAGGTACGTCCGCATCGTCCACCGACTTGGTAAAGTCTTGGTATCTGTTGACGTTCCAGAACCTGAAGATATCCGTGGAATTTTCGGGGACGGGCCAGAGATAGACCTCGATGTTGTCACGCTTCCTATGGACAGCGTACTGGTTTGGTCTTCCTTGTGTGCTCTTGTTTGGTAGCTCTTGGTAGTTGTCCATGGAAATTCTGGTTAGTTCGATGTCCGTGCCGGAGCGTCTGATCGAGGCTTCGGTGATGTCGATGATGTCCTGATCAAGATCGTAGCTGGTCTGGCCTTCAATGGTGGTCACGGTTCCGAGTCCGGTCTTCCATAGGAGAATGCCCCGGTTCTGCCAGTCCGTGAGAATCAGGTTTAGACTACGGCGGGCTGATTTAGGCTCTTTACCGAGATCGGCTTCGCCGCCGATCATGTCCAAAGCTTCATCGATAATCTCATCGATGTCCATGTTGAATGTGGTAGTGCCTGATGTTGCCATGATAGGATTATGCCTTTCTAAATCTAGCTGTTTTTGCTGCTATACGTCTTGGTTGCTTGACCACTTGTTTTCCTGCTTGTGTTCCCTTTCGCTTTGCCCGAGTGGTTGCAGCATACTCAGAGGAACTAAGAGACTTAATAGCTTTCTCGGGGAGATATCTTTCCCCGGTTGCGTTTGCACCTTGTGTCGAAGGCTTACCAGATTTTGTACGCCAGTTCTGGTTCGTCCAATTCTTTAAACTTTTTTGAGATTTTTTAAGAGGCATTACTTGTAGCCCCCGCCTTCCTTTTTATATTGTCGGGCCAGCATCTGAGCTTTTCTTGCGGACCACTGTCCCGAACTTCCGCCCTTGTTACCGGCTTTTATTCTTTCAAAAATTTTCTTACGCATTCCCGGTTTTGTATAGTTGCCTGCCTCGTTCACACGAGAGACAGAGCCACCTTTTTTATAAGAGGGCTTCTTCCTCTTTCCAGAGACTAGCTGCTTTGATACACTGGATCTAGATATTACTGACATGATTAGATAAACCTTTTGCCTAGCATTTCCTCTGTATCGTTGTCATCTGACATAATATAATCCTTGATTGGTCCACCCTTCATCCATGAGTCGCATACTTTCGCAGCGGAACAGACAAAAGAGTGTAGCTGGCAGTAGCCAAGGTCGTCATCGTCTAGATCGATACATTCTTTCATCATATCTGTCTGATTAAAGTAGCCGCAGTTTCCACAGCTTTTATCAGTGTTGTCTGTTGGTCCATACGAATGCTTCTGGATTGCCATCTCTTTGTACGCATCGTTCAGGGTCGGGTTCTGGGTTGATGCTGGACAGGTAATGTCAATCTCCTGTTCATTCGAATATCCTATGTCGTCCGAACAGACCGAGCATCCGGGACACTTGGGGTCATGATCGTCAGAGTTTTCAATAATAACTGTGATTGTCGGCATACTCATTAGTTACATCTCCATCTTCTTCGGGCTGCACAAATTCTTTTCTTAGGGGTTTTTGAGCAATCAATGTTGTGCATTTTCTTTTGACCTTCGGATCTTGCGCAATAGCTTTTTCTTCGTTTTGCCCGTGATCCGGAAGGTTTCTTTTCAGTCACCGCAGTTTTAAGTTTAGATCCGGGGTTGGCACGGCGGTATTTTGCCACGCCTTTTTTTGTCAGACCTGCGCCCTTGGAAGTGGATAGCTTTTCCCCACGTTTAACTGAAAGGCTGGGCATTTTTGCCATCCGCTTAGCCGACTAATACTGTGGCGTGTACTGATGTTGGGACAGTGATGTGAAGTCCGTCATTGAAACGGATGCCGCTTTCTGGTACGAAAATGTCATTACTTCCGTTGGCCATTGTTGGGGCCTCTAGAACAATGTTTCCATCAGTCTGACCGCCTTCTCTGAGTGTCACTTTTCCTAAAGCCGCTGCTCCATTGCCAACAACATTTAGGCCACGGAGTCTTCCACCGGCGTCCGTCAATGTTGTAGAGGCGGAAACATAATAAGCCTTTACGTTTGTGGGCATGATTGATAATCCTTCTTTCGTATACGCCAAGTATAAACAGAAAAAGGGGGAACTCCAACTGGAATTCCCCCCGATCCTGAACTACAAGGTATTATCTAATATTTTATTAGACGCCCTTGTTACCTCTCCACTGACGCCAATCACTCCAGCCGAAGCTATAACGCTCACGGGCCTTGAAGCGAAGGTTGCCGGTGTCAAAGTCTGGCTCCATCTTCGTGGCCAGAGGTGCTCGCATGAACATCTTTGTACCATTTGGACAGTCGTTCCGGAGGAACCATGCGTCTGCGTCGGTGAAACGACGATTGACATAGTAGCCATTTGGAACAAGGCCCAGATTACGAACGGCGTTGATGTCGTTCAAATCTGTGTTGGGCCGACCCGGAGAAGCAAGGATTCGATCTGCATCGAACTGGCCATCTGGGGCAACATGGAGTGAGACTGGTGAAGCACCAATGAAGATACCACGATCATCCTTCATCTTATGAGTGTTGATGATTGCGGTTTCGAGGGTGCCTTCTGATAGATCAGCGGCAGTCTCTAGGTTTGACTGATTGCCATCGCCGACAGTGGGATGGGCGGCTGAGAACAGCACGACACCATCACCGCCAACGAAGCCAGCAGTGAAACCGTTGTTGTACACGTTAGCGGCCTTGACCTGCTTGGTCTGAGCCATTGCTCGGGCCAAGGCACGTGCCCTGACCTTTGCGAACGTGTCATAGAGGTTGTCTTCCATTGCTTCTTCCGTGACGGCGAAAGCAAGGGCGACAGTCTCAGCGGTGTAGCGGGAAGTCCATGATTCCTGAGCGGTATCGTAAACAACTGCTGCACCTTCAGCTTTAGTAGGGGCTGCGCCAAAGCCAGTCATAAGCACTTCTTCCTCAAACGCACGGTCAGAATTTTCCATGTCAAAAAGAGGTCTTTCCTCTTCATCAACGGCTGCGTATTCTAGACCGAAAATTGCATTTAGACCGGGAAGAAGTTGCTTGGCAATATCTGCACGATTAATAGCCATGTCTCAACCTCCCTTAGCTTTGTGCGGCTGAAGTGTACGAATCGACATGCTGGACGAGACGGACTTCAACTTTTGGGTTTGCATCGCCAAAGGCGTTATCGGGAACGTGAGAAAGCCCGATGACCTGTAGCATTGCAGTAGTGGCTTTACGGCCAGCAACCTTGAGACCAAAGCCAGAACGGCCAGTCAGGGTTGAGCCCGCACCAAGTGTAACGGTATAGTTCATGCCCACATCACCAAGGGTGACAGTGGCGTCAGCCTGAATAATGTAGGTGGATGCCGGGTCGTCATTGACGATGGCAAAAGGCGTTGCGTCAACAGATGACGTGCTGGCTGGCCAGTACTTACCAAAAATTGGCTGATGACTAACGGGATCGACATATTCGCAACCTTGGAAGGTTCCGAGAACATGATCAGTAGTAGTAGTAATAACAGCGATAGTACCTGTGGAGCCTAGCTTTACAACATCTCCTGAGAAGATGCTTGATCCGAAAGCGTTGGCAATACGATAGCGGGTGGTGCCACCTGAGTTAGCACCCGAGCCTCGCATTCTAGCAGGGACTAGGCCATTTAAACCTTTGTTCAAAGCCATTGTATTTCCTCCTATAGCTCTGAGTGGCTTGTCTTACCCATCGAAATGAGCGGACTTGCCCGTCCTTGCCCTTGATTTACTGGCATTAGTAATAGGAGCCCGTGAATCGTTATCTCGCATGAGGCTGTTATTAACAGCTTCGTTGAGCATTCTTGTACGTTCAGCGGTCCTATTTATCCGATCTTCTCGCAGTTCATGGGGCATTTTTGCAAGGGCTACATCCCCACGAATAATACAACCAGAAAGACGACCGTGATCAAGACCTTTGAAATTACGAGCCATATCTGGGCATTCCTCTTCAGTCACAAATTCCCAACCTTCGTTAAGGCGGACACCGATATTCTTGGTGTCCTCTTCGCCTCTGACTGAAATCCGGACCCATTTAAGGGCAAAACCTACGTCATTGAAAGTATCGACGACGTGTTCCGGGATATCTAGCCAGTTGGGACGCTCGTATGTGTTCTGACGGGAATCCTTGTCTCGTTCTTTGTCTGTTCTTGACTCGTTTTTAACTACTCGTGCCATGTTTCATGTCTCTCCCACGCTATGAATTAATTACAGTATAGTCGCCAGCAGATCGCTCTGCTTTTTTCTTTTCGGCTGCATACCGTTCAAGAGTAAGACCCCATTTCTTGGCGAGACTGACATCAGCTTGTGTGAGTCTTACCTTATTTGAAGCTGCCTGTCTGCGTGATTGACCGGCTACTGCTTGAGGGGATTTTGCGTCTCCACCGGGACGAAGTCTTGAGGGAAGCTCTTTGGATAATCTCTTGTCAAGCTCCTCGTAATATTCATCATCTTTTGGATCGAAGCCCTCGTCCTTGAGAGACTGATCCAATGCAAGGGCAATAGATGTACCCACCTTATCCTTGCCAAACCATTCGTTCTTCCCCGCCCATTCCACAGCTCCGTCATCAAATGTACGTGGCTGTTCCATGGGTACCCGAGATTCTGGTAGAGATTGTTCTACTGGATTACGGGGTGTGGAAGTATTAGGATTCATCATAGATGCAAATTCGAGCATCTTCAACTCAGCCGTGGCTTCTGATAGATCTGACTGTGACTTTACCAGTGCGTCCTTGTCGCCGTCATCGAAAGCGTGTGAGAAAGATACCTGAGCAGATTCTACTCGTCTCTTGATTTCTTCTTTCTTTGAATCGACGGACTGTCTCTGATAAGCGTTGATGTTCTTGTCTTTGTCCGAGAGGGCTGCTTCAAGATATCTGATCTTGTCCATTGCAACCTGAATTTGTTCTTCACGTTCCTTGCGCTGTGCAACAAGTTTTCTGATGCGCTTCTCTGCACCCTTGGTGTTGATTCCTTTTAATTCTTCGGGATTTGAGTCCTGTTCTGTGGGGGTAGACTCTTCTACAACCTCAAGTTCAACTTCGGCTTCTGTGGTGGGAGCATCGTTGCTGTCCTCGAATTCAATTACAGGTGGGACTTCTTTCTTGGGGGTGGGGTTGGTATCGATGGTTGACCAACCGTCATTGGTATTTTCTTGTGACATTTATTTTTTTCTCCGTTGAGGGCGAATCAATCGAATTACGCCGTTAGTTAGATAGATTAAACATTGGGTCAAGACTAGAAGGATCTTCTACCACCATGGTGATTTCATCATCATAGCAGATAATTAGTCTGACACCCTTATATAAGAACTTAGCACCTGTATGCTTGCCGTAGCAAACATAGTCCCCGGGTGTACACCATGCTCCCTTTGGGAACTTGTCCTTGTCTTCATAAGCCAAGTCTCCAACGGAGAGAACACGGCCCACCGTTGACAGGTATTTCATGTCATCCTTGGCCTTGTCAGGGAGAATGATGCCACCCTTTGTCTTTGTCCTGATCGGCACAGGGCGGATCAGGAGACGGTAGCCGGGAATCTTTGGGAGTGGTGTGGGATCTTGGACGGTTGACTCTGAGAGCCATTCGTCATTCAGCATTGATCCGCTTAGTTCTGGTTCAAACATGGTGGTTAAAATTCTTCCTCGTCATATTGGGTGAGTCTTCTCTCAATATCAGAACACTTTGAAATGACCAACTCTAAACCGTGGATCATTCCTACCATGCGCTGATACTCTGCATAAGTTTCGCAAACACCTTTAGACAGACTCGACTGGATACCATCAATTTCTTGCCGAATCTCGGATTTTAGATCTTCAAACAGTTTCGATTACTTTCTTCGGCTGGCCTTTGCCGTGTACGAGGAAAGATTTGCCATGGTTGGTTTAACATTTGTGTTATAATCACTGGAGGGATCACCACGTAAGACGGCAACATGTGCTCGCTCCGTCCACTGTGACGATGGAAGGGTGGACCAATCCTGACTCGGGGCCAGTTTACCGGGACCCTTGCTCATTTTGCCTTTCATAATACCTATTATCCTTTTGTCGTTTTCCGCTCGACTTGGTAAAGACGACGGATCATTTTCTTGGCGTTATCAACAGAAGAAGCCTTGGCATGTTTCTTCCATTTACCGCCTACTTTCTTTTGTACCACATTTCCTACATTACGCCAAGGCATGAACTTAGAAAGATTCCCCATCTGAGACACGTAGGCCGCCCATAGCTGTTGTTTTAGTTCCTGTTTTATTCTCCGTCCATAGGATATCCTCGGTATCAAAGATACCATCCTTGATATAGGATTCCCAGCCTGCTTTGTTTAGAATTGTGTATTTTGTTTCTAAGCCATTACCGGTGAGATTTGTTACTATACCCTGTGCTTGGACATCTGCTGGAGCTGCAAGATTATATTGTAGGGCACGTCTTCGTAGAACACCCCGGTCCCATAGTGTTTGCTCGTCTCCGTTTTCATCCGGATACG